CTGCGCGTCGGTCAGCTCGTCCAGCAGGCCACCCATCTCGATCTCGCGGAGGGTGTCCATGAAGGGGCGTTTGCTCATGTGCTGTGTCTCTTCGGTTGATGTGTCAGAGCCCGGTGGTGCCGGGGGTGGTTAAGCCGCCTGCTCGGCTCGGGAGTCGAGGTAGGCGGCCAGGTCCGTCAGGCGCACGTACAGCGGCGCCAGGCGGGAATCGGTGTGCTTGAAGGTAGGGAGGGCGACCTCTCCGTTGCGGATCAGGGCGCGCAGGCGCTTCTCCGTTTTGATGTGCGGGAAGTAGTGCTCGCGCACCTGCGCCAGCGACAGGCTGTTGGCCTTCCAGCGCTGCTGCAGTAGCTCCAGCGTTGTCATGCCGCCTCCCCGCGCCCCGCCGGGAGCCGTAGCCGCACCAGCTCGACGAGACTGTCGACAGTCTTGCCGCGTGCGTGGGTGGCGATGTTGCCGGCCTCGTCGGTGACCACCACGCCGAAGGGGCGCACCTGGTCGGTGGTGAGGGTGACGTGGGGCAGCCAGCCGCGGGGCATGAGTGCCAGCAGGGCGGTGTACAGGCCGACCAGCTCCAGCGCCTTCTCCGGGATGCACTCCAGGCGCTGGATGCACTCGGCGGCGGCGTCCCGCACTGTGGCTGCGTCCACGGCGGTGGGGTTCTGGAAGTGCATGCCGGCCAGCTTGACCACGCCGATGGCGTCGGTGATGGGGTTGGGCTTGCTCATGCGGCGGTGTCCTTCTGCGGGATTTCCTTGATCTCGATGCCCATCTGCGCGGCCAGCCAGTCGATGCCGCGCTCGGTGACCTTGAGCACCGCGTAGTGCTTGCGGTGGCCGAGGTGCTTGGGCTGGGTGACGCGGGCCTCCATGTACAGGTTGCCGCCGTTGATGTGGCGGGCTGCCAGGCTGCCGTCGTTGTTGAGGGCGCCGGAGGTGCGCAGCCAGGCGCGCAGCGTGTTCTCGGTGATGCCCAGGACCTGGGCCGCTTCCTTGACGGTGCGATTCATGGCGGCGGGCCTCAGGCGGCGTGGCGGCGATGGCGCTGGAGCTGACTGATGAAGCGGTCGACCTCGTCGTAGAGGTGCTCCAGGGTGCCGTCGTTGACCAGTGTGAAGTCCGTGGCGTAGGCCCGGACGCCGCTCTCGCTGGGGTGCTCCGCGACCGCCGCCGCGTCTGGCCGGGTGATGTGCAAGATCACGCCACCCTTGCTGCGGATCCAGGCGGCTTCGTTGTTGAAGCGCACGTCGCGGATCACCACGCCTTTCATGGCCTGGTCGTGCTCGGCCAGTAGCTGCAGGTTCTGCTCGGCGAGCAGCAGCCAGAGTTGCGGGTGCACCAGATCGCGGCCCCATTCGGTGCCGAGCAGCTGCATCAGCTCGCGCGGAGACTTGCCCAGCCAGGGCAGGGGCTGCTCCTTCTCGGCGCCTTCCAGCTGGGCGGCGGTGAGGTGGAACATGCTGGCCAGGGCCTGCTTGAGCGGGTCGGCGAAGGCGTAGCTGATGAGGGTGAGGTGCGCCGCCAGGTAGCGGGCCACAGTGTCCTTGCCCACACGGGCGCGGCCGGCGAGGCCGATCAGGATCTGGCTCATGCTGCGTCACCTCCGAACGGGCCGGGGGTGCTCGGCTTGGAGCTGCTCCATTGCTTGCGGGTGACGTATTGGCAGCCTGCGTCACGCGCCTGGCGGCGCACCTGCATGACGAGGCTGTAATGGAGGGCCGGGTGTGCATGCACCTGGCAGGTAGAGCTGTGCTGTGTCGTTTGCATGTCGCGTACTCCAGAGGTCAGAGAGTGGGTACGCGAGCAAAATTAGCTCTACTAATTTATCATGTCAACAGTGTTACTTATAAATTGTGTTGGACTCATGAAAAAGCCGCCCGGAGGCGGCCTTGTGTGCAGGGGGGCTGGCCTCACAGAAGCACTGAGTACCAGAAAACCTTGCCGATGATGCGGATGTGGTTTTCAACGTAGTCCCCTTCATAGCGCTCGTCGGGGTGCTCCGCTTCGTTGTAGCTGCGGACTCTCAGGCCTCCGCCAGGCAACCGATAGAGTAGTTTTACACGTAGCTGGCCAGCGTGGTCGATGGCGTACATCTTGCCGTCCTGCACCTGCTTGCGGGAGGTGTCGATACCTACTGTGGACCCGTCCGGAAGGACCGGCTCCATGCTATTACCAGTGACGGCGGCGCATGCGGCGGACTCAGGTTCAACACCCTTGCGTTGAAGGCTGCGGCGTCCGAATCGCAGCTTCCTGCCGCTTGTTTCCAGCATTACTTCCGATCCTTTACCAGCAGACAGCTCGACTTCCTTATAGAAAGGGAGCTCTACCTCTTCAGGGCCTAGAGGGGTTTGATCGTCCCACACCTCTATCGGGTAAATGTCCACATGCCCCTGGGGTTCGGCCGGAGCTTCGGGGGCTGGCTGAGTAAGTTCGTGAGCAATTTGGGAGGGCGGGTAGCTCGTATCGCCAAAGAGCCTGGCCAAACGAGGGCTGACTTCGACTGGTGCGAAATTGAGCACCTGGGCGAACTTTATCAGGGCGGGGATGTTGAGCGGGATTTTGCCGTTGGCGTACTGGCTGACGACGCTCTGACCGGACCAGCCGCACAGGTCTGCAATGCGATCCTGTGTCAGGGTCGCATCAGTCAGCTTGCGTGCCTTCATGATGGCTTTGAGTGCAGCCGCTTCGGCCTGCTGGATTTCAGGGGTTATGTCCATTTCCACAATGTATAAGCATCACTTATCTACGGCAAACAGCTGCGCTTCTTTTTTCTTGCTTGTCAAAAGAAGTGCCACTAATATCTCCGGCACTACCCATCGAGGGCATGGTGATGGATGAGTTTACTGGCCAAACCCTGGCCGCATTTGCTGAAGGTAAGACGCAGCCTGAGTTGGCTTTGCTGATCGGGGTAACGCAGAGCGCGATATCTCAGATGATCAAATCCGGTCGAGATATTCGGGTGCGCCAGCTGCCGAATGGCAATTGGCAGGCATACGAAATTCGCCCGGTTGGTAGTCGCCGCAGGGCGGCCTAAGGTGCTGGCCCCCGAGGGGGCCAGCGGGGTGCCGCTCTGGACTCTGACCTCCAGGGCGGCGGGTGGCGCGGGACTCTGACCTCCCGCGCCTTGCCTGACGAGGCTCTGACCCCTCGGCAGGCGCACGACGCCTGATGCGGACACAGCACATGTGGGGAGCATCAGGTCGCCGTAGCCGAAATAGTAGGGGAAGCCCTGCTGGCTGGCTATGTCGTTAAACGGCGGCTTTCGGTAGTAACCCGCGCAGGGACTCTGACCCCTTGCGCGGTGTAGGCCCCGGGCGGTGCGTTCTCTGACTCGCGCCGGCCGGATCAAGCACAGCACGCTGCCGGCCCCGTCTGGGGCCGGCTTGGGGTAAGCATGAGCCGACTTGACCTTTTGCCGGACGCTGGTCCGGTTCTCTCCATCCGCCAGGCGCTTTACCGCGCTGGGCGCGACTATCGCGGCGGGGTCACTGGCCTCGCACTCGACCTGGGCATGGATCTGGATGCCCTGCAGAAGAAGCTGAAGTTCGACTTCGAGGCGCGCTGGCCAACGCCAGACGAGCTGGAGGAGATCATCGGCGCAAGCCAGGACCCGCGCCTGCTCGATGCGCTGATGCGCCCGGCCGGGGCGGTGTGGTTCAAGCCCAAGCCTGTGCGTGCCACCAAGGATGCACTCAAGGCGGTGGGCGAGCTGCTGCAGAAGGAAGGCCAGTTCGTGGGCAGTCTGCACACCGGCGCGGCCGACAACGTGTGGCAGCCCCACGAGGTGGCACTGCTCGAGCATCACGGCAATGAGGTGATCCGCGCTGTGCTCGGCATCATGGCCGGCGCCCGCGCCGCGATGGAGGGCCGTCAGGATGGATGAGGCCCAATTCGAGCAGGCGCAGCGCCTGCAGGACGAACGCCTGCAGCATGCCATCGCCAACCGCGTGCAGTACCAGGGCGAGAGCGCCCTGGAGTGCGAGTCCTGCCGTAGCGATATCCCCGAAGCCCGGCGCCTTGCAGTGCCGGGTTGCCGCTTCTGCGTGGAATGCCAGGGGCTGCGGGAGGTGCGGCGTGGATGAGCAAACTTCAGCGTTTCATGATCTTGGACGTGGCCAAGTAATCATTCATGAGCAGGTGATATTGCTGAACGAGATCGGAGTAGAGCTCGACTTGCTGGTGGTAGAACTTTCGAAAGTGAACGATATCAATCGTGCCGGCGATCATCCTGGTCGCGCCCACGTGGATATTGGTGTTTACAAAGAATGCCGCGTCCCTGACCTCCATTGCATGTTTTGTCAGCTCATAGCTCGGCAGGTTGTGGTAAGGGAAGTTCTCAAAAATCCTTCCCACACGCTCATGCGCTTCAGGTATGTATTTTTCCCTCGTCTTAGCAATGACGTCATCTTGCTGAAGCACTACTTCGTACTTAGTGAAGGTTCGATCACCCCAATCAGCCATGGCTGCGAAAGAGCTCAGGAGATTGCGTACCTCGAGTTCTCGCTGTTCGAGCATGAGGCGAGTCGCCTGAGCATGTTGGTGAGCTGGCACCCAAATCGCTATTCCCAGAGCAATCATCGCGCCGATTGCCTGCGCCCAACTTGCCAGGCCTTGGTGCGCTTCCATCCAGAGGATGGCTGTCTCCATAGTTCGATCTCCTTCCATAGAACTGTTGATTGGCAAATGGTGCCATCAAACAGTGATTGGAATCACTTCGAGCGGGGCGCCGCATGACTAAGACAGCAGCTCCGAAGAATATGGCCGCCTGGGCGCGGCGCTATATCGAAATCTTCAAGCTGGCCCTGGTGCCCATCGACCCGGGGCAGAAGGCCCCGAAGGGCAATGGCTGGAACAAGCCTGGCGGGTACATCACCGATGCTGACCAGGCCGAGGCGTTCTGGACGAAGCACCCGAAGCACAACATGGGCGTGGTGCTTGGCCCGAGCGGCGTGTGCTCGCTGGACGTGGACCATGTGGAGTACAGCCGCCAGGTGTTCAGCGATGTGCTGGGCATCAACCTGGATGACATGGCGGTGGTTTACCCGACGCTGGTGGGCAACCCGGCGCGCTTCCGCATCCTGTTCAAGATGCCGGAGGGCCTGGAGTTCAGCCGCCACTCGCTGAGCTGGCCGAACCCGCTGGACCCGGACGGCAGCAAGCACAAGCTGGCCACAGCAGCACTGAAACAGGCGCGGGACACTAACGACAAGGCACAGATCGAGGCCATGCAGGCGCGGCAGAGGGAGTTCGCGCCGGTGACGGTGTTCGAGCTGCGGGCCGGGGCGGTGCAGGATGTGCTACCGCCTTCGATCCACCCGGACACTGGCGAGCCGTACTTCTGGCGCAACCCGCCGGCCGATGGCCTGATCGAATTGCCCAGCGACCTGGTAAAGACTTGGCAGAACTGGGACATCTTCAAGCGCACGGCGCTGGAGGCCTGCCCCTGGGCGCCGGCCGCTACCAAGCCGCCGGCCAAGGTGAAGAAGAGTTCGCCGCCGCGGTTGCCGGCCGGTGAGCATCCCTCGGTGATCGACAGCTTCAACCGGGCGACCGATATCGAGAGCCTGCTGCAGCGGCATGGCTACATCAAACGCGGGCGCAAGTGGCTCGCGCCGCAGAGCTCCACCGGCCTGCCCGGGGTGAATGTGGTGGATGAGCAGGGCGAGCAGCGCCTGTATTCGCACCATGGCTCCGACCCGCTTGCCAATGGGCACATGAACGATGCCTTCGATGTGTACTGCATCCTTGAGCACAACGGCGACACCTCGGCGGCGATCAAGGCTGCTGCGCGATCGCTTGGCCTGGAGCACAAGCGCTCCGCCCCGAGGCCGCCTGAGCCGCCACCGGTGGGCGACCTTCCCCCGTCCCCAACCGAACCTGAGGCCGGCGGCGAGCCCGGCAGCTCCGACAACGGGGGGGCGGGGGAGGGGCTGAGCCTCAGGGGCTTGCTGCGGCGCTATGCCTTGATCGAAGGCACCACGCATGTGTGGGACATCGACAAGGCGAAGAAGATGAAGCGGGCGGCCTTCGAGGCGCACGTGGGCAAGGACAAGTTCAAGGAATGGAGCGCGGTCACTGACTCGACGAAGAAGCGCGTCAGCGAGGAGTGGGTACGCGATATCGAGCAGGCCCGGACGATGGCCGGCAAGGCGGTCGGCGATGTGGTGATGCCACCCCTGGTGCGGTACGTGTACATCGACGGCACCAAGGATGTGTGGGACTACGCAAAGAAGCGGCGCATTGCCGAGGGCGCGGTGAAGATGGCGCTGGGTGATGCGTACAGCCTGTGGCTGAACAGTCCGGAGCGGCGCGTGGTGGACATGAACCACATCGTGTTCGACCCGACCATGACGCATGACCCGGCGGTATACATCAACACCTTCGAGGGGCTGCCGCTGGAGCCGGCAAACAATCTGAACGCGTGCGAGAACCTGCGCTGGCTGATCGCCTTCCTGTGTAACCACGAGGAGAAGGCGGTGGAGTGGCTGACCCGCTGGCTGGCGTACCCGCTGCAGCACACGGGCGCGAAGATGGACACGGCAGTGCTGATGCACTCGATCATCGAAGGCTCGGGCAAGAGCCTGCTGTTTTCGGTGGTGATGGGGATGCTCTACGGCCAGTACTCGGCCACGGTGGGGCAGACGCAGCTGGAGGGGAACTTCAACGCCTGGCAGAGCGGCAAGCTGTGGGCGGTGTTCGAGGAAGTTGTGTCCCGCGACCAGCGCTACAACCAGGTGGGCAAGATCAAGCAGTTGATCACCGGCCAGACGGTGCGCATCGAGAGCAAGTTCGTGAACGGCTGGGAAGAAGCCAGCCACATGAATGCGGTGTTCCTCTCGAACGAGATCATGCCGTGGCCGATCAGCGACAGCGACCGGCGCTTCCTGGTGATGTGGCCCGAGGAGAAGCTGCCGGCCGAACGGCAGAAGGCGATCAAGCACGAACTGGCCAACGGCGGCGTAGAGGCGCTGTATGGCTGGCTGCTGAGCGTTGAGCTGGGCGACTTCGACCCGCAGACCAAGCCCCCGGTGACGCCGGCCCGTGAGCGCCTGGTGGCGCTGAGCAGGGCGAGCTGGCAGACCTTCCTGCACCTGTGGCAGGTGGGCGAGCTGGGCAAGGGCCTGTGGGGTGCGTGCCTGAGTTCGGACCTGTACTCGCTCTTCCTGGAGTGGTGCCACCGGAACAAAGAGCACTCGATGAGCCAGACGAAGTTCTCGCTGTTCATCAGCACGGCGCCGGGGATGGAGAAGACGCGGGCGATTCCCTGGTCGGCTGGCCTCAGTCGGCGCTTCGGGGCGTTCTTCTTCCCCTCGGGCGAGCAGGCCTTCCTGCCACCATCCACAACGGCGGCCGCGCTGGGCAAGCACGTCGAGGAATGGCGGGAGCGTGCGCGCGTGAGCGGCTGGGCGGTGGACTCGTGGGACCACGTGAAGGCAGGCGCGGCATGAGTGCGCCCGGTGTTGTGTTGGGTGTGTTGGGTTTGTGTCGGGTCTGTTCTGGCAACCCTACACAGGCGCAAGCCTTGTGCGGCGCGGTTTCTGGCTGGCTGTGTGGGGTGTGTTGGGTTTGCCCACGCGCGCAGGCGTGCGCGCATTCATTTTCAGCGGCTGAAACACTCCAAGACGGCGGCGCTTTATTTCCCCACGCGAGGACTGAAAACCCCAACAAACCCAACACACCCAACACAGATGCTTTGAAAGCCTTGGTTTTGCTGGGTTTGTGGTGTGTTGGGTGTGTGTTGGGTTGGGCGTTTTTGTGTTGGGTTGGTTCTGGCGAGGGGGAGACGGGCCATGATTGAGGCGATTGAAGATGTGCTGAAGCACTGGGGGCGCACGCTGCGCGAAGGTTGCCCAGGCGGCGGCTTGGCCAGCCCGGCCGGGACGCTGGTCGAGTGGAAGGGTTGCCCGCCGCGCACTGGCTCGGGTGGATCGCGGATGTTGCTGGCGGGTGCCGGTGCGGACTTTCTGACCGAGGAGGTGGATGCCGCGCTGGCTGCTGTCGAGCGGCAGGAGGGCGGGGCGTTGCTGGGTGCGCTGGCCTGGAGGCGGTATGGCTACGAGCCGGCGCTGTCGGTGGATGAGCAGGTGCGGGATCTGCAGCTGGGCCACGGTGGCGCAGGGCAGCAGGCTTACTTCCGCCTGGTGCACCGGCTGCATGAGTTGGTGAAGGCTGAACTGCTCGCGCGGCGCTCGGCGACGCAGACCATGGTGCGGGAGTCGAAGCGGGCAGGCGATCGGATGCGGAAGGCCTCGACTCAGCAGGCGGCATTAGCTCATGCAGGGCGTGGTGCAGAACTTTATCGGGGCGGCCGTAACGACCGCTCGTCGGGCGACTCGGCGCCGGTCGGCGCCGTAGCGCCCCGGCAAGCCCCCGTCAGGAACAACCGTTAATAGGGGGTTTTCGGTTTGTCAGTCGAGGGGTAAAAAGGCGCCACGATTCGATAGGTCCGCCTACCGAGCAACCGAGCGCACAGTGCTGTGCCGAAAAGCCCCAGGCCACCCCGCCTGGGCACCTGCAAAACCCCGCTCCGGCGGGGTTTTCTTTTTCTGGCCCATGGCCGCAAGGGAGGTAGTGATGGGCGAGCCGGTTTCCACTGGTGCTGGAGCCATGGTCGTTGCCGGCGCTGCTGGCCTGGGCCTGGCTGGTTTTATCGCGGGCATCAACGGCGAGGCCCTGACCGGGGCGCTGCTGGGTGCACTGATCTACTTCACCACCACCCGCGAACTGGGCCTGGCCCTGCGGGTGCTGTTCTTCATGGTGTCGTTCGTGATGGGGTATCTGTTCGCCCCGGCCATCGTGGAGTTCGAGGTGTGGGGTATGCATCCCTTCGCCTATCCGGCTCCGGCTGGCTTCGCCGCCTCGCTGCTGGTGGTCACGATTTCCCTCGGACTGATCAAGAAATTTGGTGACCCGGCTTCGCTGGAGCGCCAAGGGGAGCGGTGATGCTGAGCTATCTGCTGACGCAGGCGACGTTCTGGTTGTGCGTGGTGGTGTTCGTCCGCCTGTTCACCTTCCAGCGCGGTGGCGCTCGCTTCCGCCGTGGTATCTCGTGCCTGGCGGTGGCGGTGATGTTCAGCGCCGGGGTGACGATCATCCACATCCTCAAGGGTGACCTGGTGTTGCCCGAGGCTGCCTGGCCCCTGGTGGTGCTGCTGGCGGTGTTCGCAGTTTCTGTATTGCGCACGGCCGGCAACCTAGCCGGGGTGTTGCGGCCTGAGTCGGTGGCGTATGCGGGGCCAGATCGCCGGCGAGCTGCGCAGACTGGAGAGCGGGTGTGACTGCTCGCAGGAGGCTCGATGATCAAGGTGTCCTTCAGCGGCCTGCGTGAGCGCCTTCAGACTCTGGACCGCTTGGAGCGAGACCAGCTGCCATTCGCAGCGACACTCGCGCTCACACGCACCGCACAGGTGGTGGCTGAGGATTTGCGCCAGGAGATGCAGGTGGCGTTCGATAGGCCAACGCCTGCAACTCTCGACAGTCTCTTCATCCGGCCTGCCACTCGGCAGCGGATGGAGGCTTCGGTCTGGATCAAGGATGGCCGCAGTGCCGGGCCAGGTGGTGGGCTTGTTGGCCAGGTCGGCCGGTGGGGCAAGGGCAGGGCGGCTATCAAGTGGCTGTCGCCTGAAGTGTTTGGCGGGCCGCGCGACGACAAGGGCGTCGAGGCCATGCTGCGCCGGCGAGGCGTGTTGACCCAGGGCCAGTACATCGTCCCCGGCAACGGGCTGGCGCGGGACCAGTTCGGCAACATCCCTCGAGGCAAGCTGAACCAGATCATGTCCGGTGCTCGGCTCTTCACTCAAGAGGGCTACAGCGCCAACGCCACTGGCAGCAAACGCAGTCGCGCCAAGGGGCACGGCAAGCGCTACTTCGTGATGCATGACACCAACCGCAAACCGTTCGCGGTCGCTGAGCGTACAGGTCGTGGGCGGGCCGGATTGAAGATCGTCCTGGCCTTCGCCAGACGTCCCACCTACAGCAAGGCCCTCGATTGGTTCGCTATTGCCGAGCGTTCGGCCGAGGGTGCGCTGCCAGTCGAGTTCGAAAAGGCCATGGCTCAAGCGCTAGCCACCCGCCGGGTTCGATAGGTACTCCCTATGGCCGGGGGCCCCTGGGTAGAGCTGGGGTATGAGGGTAATTCGAGCCCCGTTTTCGCGTTAGTGGCTGGGGGGTGAAGTTAGTTAACAGGGGTTAATCGGGTTAACCCCCGTGGTTAATGGCGGTTAACAGGTGCCCGTATGACTCTCATGTCCAAGGCTGAATACGCTGATCGGCGCGGGTGGTCCCGCCCCTACGTGTCGAAGCTGGTGGGGCAAGGGCGCCTGGTAATCACCGCTGATGGGAAAGTGGATGCTGAGGCAAGCGATGAACTGCTCGCTGCCAGTGCCGACCCCAGTAAGGCAGGTGTCGCTCAACGGCATCATCAGGATCGGGTGGAGAAGGGGGTTTATGCCCACATCGCGCCATCCGCCGCGCCAAGTCCGGCGCTGGCGCCGCCTGGGCCTGCGGGTACTACTCCTGATTACCAGAAAGCCCGGGCCCGCCGTGAGCATGCCCTCGCGCTGCTTGCCGAGGATGAGCACCGCAAGAGCCGTGGAGAGCTGGTCGAGCGCGAGCTGGTGGACTCTGCAGCCTTCACTGCTGCTCGAACCCTGCGTGACCTGATGTTAGGGATCCCGTCGAAGCTCGCGGGCGAGCTGGTGACCTTGACCGACCCTTGGGAAATCGAGCGGCGCCTAGTGCAGGCGATACGCCGTGCCCTGGAAGATGCCGACCGCCAGTTGCAGAGCGCGCAGGGCGACACTGAGACGAGCTGAGCCATGGAACAACCGTATGCCAATGGTGTCGCCGCGTACCTGGCGGCATACCGCAGAGGGCTGATGCCCGACCCTGAGCTGTGGATCGACGAGTGGGCTGACGAATACCAGATGATCCCGCCGGACACCGGCGCGGCCGAACCTGGCAAGTACCACACCGACCGCACACCGTTTGCCCGCGAGCCGCAGCGCTGCCTCTCACCGATGCACCCGGCGAAGCGGGTGGTGACGATGATCGCCTCCCAGCTGATGAAGACGCAGGTGGCGCTCAACTGGATCGGTGGCAGCATCCACATGGCGCCTGCCAACTTCCTTGTGCTGCTGCCAACGGAAAAGCTGAGCAAGCGGGTTTCCGGCCGGATCGACAAGACGATCAAGGCTGTGCCGGTGCTCACCCAGCGTGTGGCCAAGCCGCGCTCTCGTGACGCCCGCAACACCCTGGACACCAAGGAGTTCGAAGGCGGCGCGCTGTACTGCGCAACTGCTGCTTCGGCCTCCAACCTGGCTGAGCTCTCAGCCCGGTACGTGTACGGCGATGAGATCGACCGCTGGGAACTGGACGTCGACAACGATGGCGACCCGGTCAAACAGGCAGAGGCCCGCGGATCCACCTTCGGGCGCCGCGCGAAGTTCTACTACTCCAGCTCGCCAACCCTGAAGGGCGTCTCGCGCATCTTCGACCTGTTCGAGCAGGGTGATCAGCGGCACTTCTACGTACCGTGCCCGCACTGCGGTACCTACCAGGTGCTGGAGTGGGAGGGCTTGAAGTACACCGACGATTACCGCCATGTGCAGTACCAGTGCTGCACGCCGGGCTGCGCGTTGATCGAGGAGCACCACAAGGCCGCGATGCTTGAGGCTGGCGAGTGGCGAGCCCATGCAGCAGGCGATGGCGAGACGGTCAGCTTCACGCTCAGTGCGCTCTATGCGCCACCCGGCTGGCTCAGCTGGACGGACATGGCCAAGGAGTACGACGAGGCCAAGAAACTGCAGGAGAAGGGCGACCCTGGCTCCATGCAGGTTTTCTACAACACCCGGCTGGCAAAGGTTTGGGACAGCGCCGAGGAGATGACCAAGGCCGACGAGCTGCGTCAGCGCGCCGAGGCGGAAGGGCACCGGCTCGGCCTGGTGCCGGCCGGCGCCTTGATCCTCACCGCCGCCGTGGATACCCAGCACAACCGGCTGGAGCTGCTCGTGATGGGCTGGGGAGAAGGCATGGAACGCTGGACGGTGGACTTCCAAGTGATCCCTGGCGACCCCGCCGACGAGCGCACCTGGGCTCTGCTCGACGAGAAGCTGAAGGAACGGTACCGCCACGTCAGTGGTGTCGATCTTTCGATCTGCGCAGCCTGCATCGACTCCGGTGGTCACCACACGGATGAGGTGTACCAGTTCACCCGGCTTCGTCGCTGGCGCAACGTGCTGGCGGTGAAAGGCTCCAGCAAACGGGGTCGCCCGGTGCTGGCTCAGCGGCCCTCGAAGGTCGACGTCACCTGGCGGGGCAACACCGAGAAGCAAGGTGCCGAGCTGTGGATGATCGGTACCGACACTGCCAAGGACTGGATCTACAACCGCTACCAGTTGGAAGGCGGCCCAGGGGCGTTGCATTTCTCGTGTGACCTCCCGGCCGAGTTCTTCGACCAGTGCGTCGCGGAGCGCAAGGTCACGCGCTACGTGAAGGGCTTCAAGCGCATCGAGTGGGTGAAGGCCAAGTCGGAGCGCAACGAAGCGCTCGACCTCATGGTGTACAACCTGGCCGCCGCACAGTTCCTGGGGTTGCATCGGTACCACGAACCGCAGTGGAGCAACCTTCGTGCTGCAGTTGGCCAGGGCAACCTGTTCGCCGCGCCCCAAGCCCCTGCGCCCAGCGCTGTGGATGATGACGACCCCGGTCCAGTGAAAACCCCGCAAAGGCCTCAACCGGCAGCACCTGCTGCCACACCACAGCCCAAGCCAACTGGCCGGCGTACCTCGCGCAGCGGGTATCTGAGCCGTCGATAAGCCGAGGTCAGCATGAGCAATGCACAGCAGCGCCTGGATGAAGTCCGGGCGGCGATCACGGACATCCTGCAGAAAGGCCAGAGCGTGCGTAAGGCTGACCGCCAAATCGAACGCGCCGAGCTGGCGAGCCTCCGGATGTTGGAACAACAGTACGCCGCCGACGCGGCGCGGGAGGCTCAGGTAGGGCGTCCACGTCAGGTGCGGATCTACAGCCGCGGCAAGGGGGCATGATGGCTCGGCGAGTTCGCGGCTCTGGCCGCCTCCGCAACAGCTACGAGGGAGCCGGCCAAGGCCGGCGCGCACAGGGCTGGGATGCCCCTGAGGCGGCGCTGAATGCCATAGCCATTCCGGCTCTGCCAACCCTGCGGCGCCGTTCTCGCGCAGCGGTGCGCAATGATCCCTACGCCTTCAGCGCCATCGACCGTCGTGTCAGCAGCCTGATTGGTACGGGCATCACCCCGCGCGCCAGGATCGCTGATCCTGCCCTCCGCTCGGCGCTCAACCTGCTTTGGGAAGACTGGACGGACGAAGCGGACGCCGACAACCGGACTGACTTCTACGGGTTACAGGCAGTAATTGCCCGCGTGGTGGAGGAAAGCGGCGAGTGCTTTGTGCGGTTCCGCCAGCGCAAGCTGGATGATGGTCTGGCGGTACCCCTGCAGTTGCAGGTGCTGGCACCGGAGTTCTGCCCGACTGAGCGCAACTTCACCACCCGCCGCGGGAACATCGTTCGGGCCGGTATCGAGTTCGACCCAGTCGGTCGCCGGGTGGCGTACTGGATGTACAAGAGCCACCCGGGCGACTTCCGCGCGGCCGGTGCCACCTACAACGAGCTGCACCGCATCCCGGCGGACCAGGTACTGCACATTTTCGAACCGTTGGAAGGCGGGCAACTACGCGGCGTTCCGCGTTTGGCTCCGGTACTACTGCGCCTGAAGTCGCTCGACAGTTACGACGACGCGGTGCTGTTCCGTCAGGAGGTGAGCAACCTCTTCGCCGGCTTCATCACCAAGCCGCGCCCGGAAGGTGGGCCGCCGGTACTGGACCCGCTCACGGGGCAACCGATTCAGGCTGATCGCGATGGCACGCCCATGGCGGCGATGGAGCCCGGCACCCTGCAGGAGCTGATGGAGGGCGAGGAGATCGAGTTCTCCGACCCGCCCGATGCTGGCAACACCTATGTCGACTTCATGCGGCAGCAGCTGCAAGCCGTCGCCGCGGGCGTGGGCCTGCCCTACGAGCTGTTGACTGGCGACATGGCCGACATAAGTGACCGCGTGTTGCGGGTGCTGCTCAACGAGTTTCGCCGCCGCATCGAGCAGCTGCAGTTCTCGGTCTACGTGTTCCAGCTCTGTCGGCCGGTTCGCGCGGCCTGGTTGGACGCGGCGGTGCTATCTGGCGCTATCGACCTGCCGGACTACGCGACCAAGCGCCGCGAGTATCTGCGCACTCGCTGGGTGCCGCAGGGATGGGCCTACATACATCCGGTGCAGGACGTGCAGGGCAAGCTGCTGGAGATCGCTGGCGGTCTTGCCAGTCGGAGCGAACACACGCTTCGCCAAGGCTATGACGCCGAGCAGATCGACCAAGAGAACGCCGACGACAAGCGCCGGGAGAAGAGCCTGGGCCTCAACTACACCACCGCAATAGCCGCCCCCACAGGTGGCAAAGAGGACGAACAATGATCAAGCACAAGCACAAGCACCTGGCGCTGGCTCTGTCCATCGCCCTGGCTGCGCCTGGCTTCGCTTTCTCGCAGCCGCCGCGCATCTTCAACAAGGCCGCCGGAGCTCCTGAGTTGCAGGCCGAGCACTGGTACAGCATCCGCGATATTGGCGAGGGCGATGCCAAGGTCATCGAGGTCTTCATCTACGGCGAGATCGGTTACTGGGGCGTGACCTCAGGGGACTTCATCCGTGACCTGCAGGCTCAGGACGATGGTGTGTCGAAAGTGCTGGTCCACTTCGACACCATCGGAGGCGACCTCTTCGACGGCATCGCCATCCACAACACCCTGCGCACCTTGGGTGAGCGCTGCACCGGTCGTATCGATGGCGCCTGCTTCAGCGCAGGTAGCGTGGCCGTCTGCGGCGCGCACCGTATCGAGATGGCCGACAACGCCCTGATGATGATCCACAACCCCTGGACGTGGATGGCCGGCGGCAGCGAGGAGCTGCGCAAGATGGCCGACATGATGGACAAGGCCCGCGAAGGGATCATCGCCAGCTACCAGCACCGCGAGCTGACGGTGGATGAAGCCGAACTGAGCCGCATGATCGATGAGGAAACCTGGCTGACCCCGGCCGAGGCCAAAGCGTTCGGCTTCGTCGACGAGATCCTGGGTGCTGGCCAGCCGCTGGCCCGCAACGCGGCGATGGGCAAGATCCTCAATCGCTATCGAAACGTGCCGGAGGCCGCCCGGCAGCTTGTTGCCGAGGTAGAGCCTGACCCTGCGCCGACACCTGATCCAGAACCTGCGCCGACCCCGGAGCCGCAATCGCCAGAGGCTGCCGCCCTGGCCGCTCAGCTCGCTGTTGACTGTACTGCCGCCGGGCTTTCGGCATGCCTCCCTGCGCTGATCAAGTCCAGTGGCTTGAAGAGCGCGGAAGCGGTCCAGGCCGAGCTGACCCGGGCGAAGGCCATTCATGCCGTCTGCATCGTCGCCAAGTTGCCCGATGAAGCCCCCGGGCTGATCGCTGCAGGTGCCAGCCCCGATGAAGCGCGGCTGAAGCTGTGGGACAAGCTGGCCAGCAACAGCGGCGCAGTTGAGATCAGCAGTCTGCCGCCGTTGGACGATCTGCCGCAGAACTCCGCTTACCAACCCCCGGTGCCCAGCGACGTGTACGCGCGGCGCCGTAATCAAGCCTCGAAAGGAGGAAAACAAGCATGACCATCAAGACCGAAGGCGTGTACGCCGGCGAGTTCCTCCTTTCGGAGGCCAACGGCACCCGCAGCCGCGAGGAGGTGGTCATTGCCGCCGGCTCCGGTATTCTCAAGGCCGGCACGCTGATCGCGCTGATCACCGCTGCCAATGCCCTGACCCCCGCTGCCGATGGCGGCAACACTGGTAACGGCACTATCGGCTCGGTGACGGTGACCAGCATGGCCATCACCGGCAACTACACCCTGACCATCACTGAAGCTGCAGCCAATGGCGGCAAGTTCGAACTGGTGGACCCGACCGGCGCCCTGGTGGGCGAAGGTTCTGTGGGCCAGGCGTTCACTGGCGGCGGGCTGACCTTCACCCTGAGTGATGGTTCTACCGACTTCGCAGTCGACGACAGTTTCACCCTCATCGTGCGGGCCAACCTGGGCGAGTACGTGCCCTACGACGATGACGGTACCGACGATGGCCGGCGCGCGGCAAGCGGCATTCTGTTCGCACCGGTGGATGCCACCCTGAACGATGTTCGCGCCGTTGCCGTGGTGCGTGACGCCGAGGTAATCGAACGCCTGCTCACCGGCCTCGATACCAGCGGCCGCGCTGACCTGCTGGCCAAGGGCATCATCATCCGACCCTGATCGCTACCTGTAGCAACCCAATGACCCCAAGCCCCGCATCTGCGGGGCTTCGCATTTCTAGGAGCCCAACATGGCCGAGATTACGATTTTCCAGGACGAGGCATTCGGCGTTGATGCGCTGCTGACCGTCATCAACGAAGACCACGTTCTGCCGGGGCAGATCGCTGCTGCTGGCCTGTTCGAAGAGCAGGGTGTTCAGAGCACCGTGGTGCAGATCGAAAAGGACGGCATGACCCTCGCCCTGGTCAAGGCCGCCGCGCGCGGTAGCACCGGCCAAGTGGTCACCGGCGACAAGCGCGACCTCATCCCGTTCAACACCGTCCACCTGCCGCAGACCTTCAATATCCTCGCCGACGAGATCCAGGGTATCCGCGCCGTCGGCAGCCTCACCGAGTTGATGCAGGTTCAGGCCTATGTGGCACGCCGTATCGAGAAAGCTCGTCGCCAACTCGACCTTACCCATGAATACCAGCGCATCGGCGCGATCATGGGCAAGGTGGTGGACGCGGACGGCAAAAGCGTGCTGTTCGACATCTTCCAGCGCTTCGATATCAAGCGCCCGAAAGCCTTCAGCATGGAGCTGAACAACGACGACACGGATGTGAGTGCCAAGTGCGTCGAGGTGCTGGACGCCCAAGAGGACGCACTGGGTGCGACGACCAGCACCGGTGCCCATGCCTACTGTGGCAAGGACTACTGGAAGAAGCTGATCGGGCACCCGAAAGTCCGCGAGGCTTACTTGGGCTGGGAACGTGCCGCACAGCTGTTGGGTGATCGTCGCCAGCCGTTCGAGTTCGGCGGCATTACCTGGGAGCGTTACAAGGGCCAGCTGGGCGGTTCGGCATTTGTGCCGGCTGACCGCGCCTACGTCGTGCCCACGGGTGTGCCGGAGCTGTTCATCAGCGCTTTCGCCCCGGCCGACTATATCGAGACGGTCAACACCGAGGGCATGCCGTACTACTCCAAGCTGGAGATGATGAAGTTTGGCAAGGGCGTGGAGGGCGAGGCTCAGTCCAACCCGCTGCACCTGTGCACTCGCCCGGTCTCCGTTCGCGAGCTGACCATCTGACCATGGCTGGTTTCGGCGAACTGGTCGACGACCTCGACACTTTGGTGATGAAAAGCCTCAGCGACGGGGCCGTCACATACCGGCCTCCCCAGATCGGGGCCGGTGAGAAGAAAGGCATACCGGTGATCATCGATCGCAATCTGGAGGTGGCGGGCGCTGGTGAGGTGTTTCAGACCTCTCTGGTGGGCGTTACCTGGCGTTGTGCCTGCCTCAAGTCCGTCGAAGCCGGTGGGGTGTTTCTATTTGGAAGCGAGCGGTTACTGGTCCAGCGCGTCATCGCTGACGATGGGGACTGGATGACCGCTGCCTGCATGGTGCAGTCATGAGTAACGTCATCACAGAAGTGCGCCAGGCGCTGATAGCTCGGCTGGAGACCATCCGTACCAGCCGCGGTTACCGAACGGATATCGGCGGCCAGGTGAAGGCTGGCTGGTTCAATGAGATCACCAAGGCCGATGCCGTGCCTGCCACCGGCATGGTGGTTGTGCAGCGCGCCAAGGGCAAGGAGCCCAAGGGCGGCGGCAATGCGTTGCGAATGCTGACCGGCTTCACCGTCATCGGCGCCGTCACGGCGGGGCTGGATGGCTATGAAGAGGCGCTCGAGGACATCGAGCTGGACCTGCTCCAGTGCCTGACTCCGACCGAGGGCGTGCCTCCAGAGTGGCTGCCGAAGATGGCGCCGAACCTCACCGTTGGGGCTCCCGAACCTGTACCGCCCGGCGAGGGCCTGCCGGCCGCCACCGTGCTAATCCCCATCCACATCATCACCTTCGTCGACTCCATCGACTACTGAGGGCACTACCATGCCGAAAGTCAAAGAAACCGCCCTGATTGGCGGCCGCTTCAAACTGGGTAAGGCCGGTGGCCGCGCGCCGACCGACTTCATCGGCCTGGTCTCTACTGCCCAAGAGCAGATCGAGCAGACCGAGATTCGCCTGCAAGACACCACCACTCCGCAGGGTGGTACCTATGACACCTTCGCCCGGGTGGACCGCTTCTTCCTTACCCTGGCGCTGCGCGAGATCAACTCCCGCAACCTCGCCAATGCCCTCTATGCCGACATCGCCGAAGTGCCAAGCACAGCGGTAACCGGTGAGGAGGTCGTGCTCGGCGTTGGCCAGACCACCGCCCTGGCCCTGATGCCTCTGGATATCACCAAGGTGGCCATCGGCGGCACTGAGTACGACGAGGACATCGACTGGCGCATTACCGGTGCCGGTATCGAGGTCATCGAGGACAGTGACCTGGCCGACTTCATCACCACCCAGCTGAGCAGCAAAACCGCCAGCAGCGCGCCGAAGGCCGGCGGCAACACCGGCAATGGCACCATGGGTGCCGTCACCGTGACCTCTGCTGCCGTCGGTGCCTACACCGTCAGCTTTACCAGCAGCACGGCCTTCAGCGTGACCGGCCCGGGCGGCGCGGTTGGCACTGGTACTGCCGGCACTCCGTTCAGCACTGGCGGTCTGAGCTTCACCATTACCGCTGGCGCAACGGCGTTTGCTGCCGGTGATGGCTTCACCATCACTGTGGTGCAGGCGACCGAAGTTGTGGCCGAGGTGGATTACACCAGCGCCACCTTCGACGAGATCGAGCTGCTGACCAACTCCGGCGAGGAGTGGTACCTGCTGTTCGAGGGTGCCAACGCCGTGGGCGAGAAGGGCAAGTTCAACGCCCACTACTGGCGCGTGAAGTTCAGCCCGACCGAGAGCCGCGATGTGCTCGGCAACGAGGACTTCATGACCATGACCGTGCGCGCCGAGGTGCTCCGCGAGGATTCCCGCGCCACCAGCGATGCCAAGTCCGCCTACGGCAAGCTGCAGAAGCAGCGGATCGCGTGATGCTGAATGAAGAAACCCGCCGGTTGGCGGGTTTCTGACCGTGCCTTAACCCAGCCATGCTGGGCTTTGGTACTGACTGTTGCTAGAGTCCTTCCAACTGATGGGAGGGAGTCCAATGCGGCTATTGTTTCTTTTGCTTGTGGCGACGCCTTTGTGGGCTGATGCAGCAAGTGTCTTTAAGTGCACTGACGCACAGGGGAAAACGGTTTTCTCCGGGCACCCATGTGCCGCAGATGCTCAGGCTGTGGATGTTAAGGCGAGCAGCCCTGGTTCCAGCCAGGTTCAGACAGAGGTCTGGAAGGCGCAGCGTGAGTTGGATGAGGCGAAACGGGCTCAATCGGACACTAAGCGCCGCTACGCAGATGCCAATGCTCGCTTAGCCAATGCGCCGTGCCGTGAATTCAACTCAACCGAGTTGCGGACCATGATCATCCGAAACCAGGTTGCCCCTGGAATGACATTAGGCGACGCGATAAAGGCCTGGGGCAAGCCAACAAATGGGGGCGGATGGCAGAACGCATACCACTGGGATAACGGTGCATCCGCCTACTTCTACATTGAGAACGGTTGTGTGGAGAGTGTGCAGGGAACCTTCAAAGGTCGCTGACCGGCTATATCCATTCAACAGACCCGCTTCGGCGGGTTTTTTATTGCCCGGAGGATGGGATGAGTGAGATCGGCAAGGTGGTGAATAAGCGCATCGGGTCATTCGATCTGGTTTGCCGGGAAGTTTCCGTGGGGCAGCTGCGCTCCATGATAGGAAGTCAGATCGAAGGAGATCTGGTCGATGACTTTCTTTTCGAGAACATGCGCCTGCAGGACCTGATGCAGATGAGCAATCTGACTCGGGATCAGGTCGACCAAATGCCGCCGAGTGCGCTTCGCATCGCAGTCGATGCATGCAGGGAAGCCAATCCTGATTTTTTCGACATGGCGGGGAGGCTGGCTGCCCTCCGGAAGTCTCTCTGAAGCAGCTGGACGACTCGATCGTCGTGCTGACCCGCCTAGGGCACTACCGCGTTCTCGACTACCCCTGGACTCTTTTCAAGCGATCCCTCAAGGGCTGACCAATGGCTGAAGTAGAACTTCGCGTCTCTGCTGACCTGGACCAGGCGACACGTGAGGTCGCAGGCTTCCGCAAAGAATACGCGGACCTTGTGCGCCAGGTGGAAAAGCCTTTGCGGCAGGTCAATGCCACCCGTGAGCTGGAAGCCTCCCTGGAGGCCACTGGCAAGCGTGTGCAGCAGGCGAAGCAACGGCTCAGCGAGCTGCAGGCCGAGTTGATTCGCACCGATAGCCCGACCGAGCGGCTAAAGCAGTCGTTCAAGGAGGCTGCCGCCGAGCTGCAGAAGCTGCAGCGCACTGAGGCGATGCAGACCAACCAACTCAGCCGGATGCGTGGCGAGCTGGCCGGCGCCGGTGTGGATACCTCGCGGCTTGCAGCTGAACAGCGGCGCCTGAATGCCGAGATGAGTAAAGCGCTCGGCACCGGCCGAGCAGATGCTGCCGCGCGCGGCATTCGCGAGCGCGCAGCCGCATTGCAGCAACAGGCCGTCGCGCAGCGGCAAGCCAATATCGAGGCAGCCCGCGAGAATTTAGGGGTCAACCGCTATCGTGCAGTGCAGGCAGAAATTCAACGCGCAGCGCAGCAGTACGAGCTTCTGCGTCGTAGCGGGAAGCTCACTGCGCAAGAGTTGGCTGTTGCTCAGCAGCAGCTGACGCAACGCATTCGCGAGAGCAAGCGAGAGCTGCAGGGGCTTGCCCAGGAGCAGTCAGCATCAGGCGGAGCCATAGCTGGCATCTTCGCCGGTGCCGGCGCGCGACTTGGGGTTGCGGGCGGCGCCGCTGCAGGGGTGGCTGGAGTTGCATTCCTGGCTACTCAGTATGCGGCTGCGGTCGACCCCATCAAGAAAATTGATGCTCAGCTGAAGCTGGCCACGGAAAGCCAGGATGAGTTCAATCGTGCTCAGGCCGAGGCCTTTCGTATCGCTCAGGAGAATCAGGCGCCGCTTGCCGACATCGCAACGCTTTACTCGCGTCTTGCCCCTGCTCTTCGCGATGTTGGGAGGGGCCAAGGTGATGCTGTAAGCATCATCGATGCAGTTACCAAATCCCTCCGGATCAGCGGTGCCACTGCTGAGGAGACCGCTTCGACGATTCAGCAATTCAGCCAGGCTCTTGGTTCTGGTGTTCTGCGTGGCGAGGAGTTCAACACGCTCGCCGAAAGCTCGCCGCGCCTGCTTCGGGCATTGGCCGATGGGCTGAACGTGAACGTGGGAGCGCTTCGGGGTCTGGCTGCCGAGGGCAAACTGACGGCGGATGTGATCGCTGAGGCGCTAATCGGGCAATTGCCAAAGCTGACCGCTGAGGCTGCTCAGTTGCCTGAAACCTTCTCCGGGTCGCTGACTCGCATGAAAAATGAGCTTCAGCAGTTCTTGAAAGAGTTCGACTCGTTTACTGGCGCGTCTGGAGCAGTTATTGGCGCTGTGAACCTGCTCGCATCGGGCTTTGGAGACTTGGCAGATGCCATCAAGCGAGTGAACAGCGGAGAGTTTGGCGACTTCTTTCGTGCTGACAAGCAGAGTGTTGAGGGAGTCAACAATGAGATCAGCGTCCTGCTGGCCCGGGTTCGTGATCTGCAGAACGTTCGATCTCGCCTGAACAAGGATGACCCGAACGACACAGCGCTATTCAAGTTCAAGTTCTACTCGAAGGCTGAACTGGATGCAGAGCTGAAAGAGCTCGAAGGCCATATCGGCAAGCTGAAGGAGCTGCGCTCCGGTCTTGCTGGTAGTGAGCAGCAAGGCTATGCCTATCGCGCTGGTCTATTTGGCATGCATGCCGCTGAGATGAAGGCCCTGCAGAAGAGTGCAGCCGATGAAGCGAAGACGATTCAAGAGCAGCAGGTAAAGGATACCGAGGCTGCCCTGAAGAAGCAGGTCGACGCCGAACGCAAAGCCGCCAGCGAGTTGGCCAACGCCAAGCAGGCTCAGCTGGAGACCCAGCAGCGATACAAGGAGGCGCTGGCCAGTTTGAGTGCAGGCCCGGCGCAGGAGGCATCCTACGGGCAGGCCAGTGCGCTGAAGGTGGGGGCCCGCAATGCCCTGCAGGCAGGCG